AGCTAAGACTGAGCTCCCAGGAATTGAGAAAATTTTTAATGTTGAATTTAAGGGCAAGGCAGACTTGATTTCTAATGGCATAATATTGGACTATAAAACAACGGATAACGTAAAGAGGTTTCCTCAAGCAGTAAAGTTTGACTCTTCATACGACACCCAAGCTTTTATATATCAGTCTATATTTAAATTACCTCTTGTGTTTATTGCTATTGGAAACATTAAAAAAACACGAAAGGATGGAACTAAGTATTATGAGATAGGTATACACCCATCTACGGACGAGGTATTACTTAGGGGTAAACAAAAAACTCAAGAGGCTGTATCAAGATACTTACAGCATAAAGAGGGAACTCGTAACATTGAATCTTTTATTTATAACACAATTTTAACTTAATAAATTTTATAATATGGCAATTAAACAGAAATACTATGGCAACCTACAGTTGGATAACCTTGGCAAGGCAGTCAAAACCATCCCTGGAAAGGTAGAGAAGACTGAAAAGTACGGACACCAGATAAAAGTAAAAGCAGCGATGTGGGAAGATGGTGGCATAACCATAGATATATGGGACGCAGAAAACAAAGTAGCCCACAAATTAGGTAAGCTTATGCTTGATAAAGAGTTTACTTCTGAGCCAGCAGCTCCTACCCAAGCTGCTGCTGAAGTAGAAGATCCTGATGAGGATTTGCCTTTTTAATTAACCCTAACTAAACTAGGGGGAGTTGTTTCCCCCTTTTTTTTATGTTAAATGTTAAAAAAATTTTTCTCTATAGATATATATATATTTATATTTATATTTATTTATTTCTAAATTTATAATGAGCTTTAAAACCAACATTTTCAACATAATGCCTACTAATGCAAGGCTATGCAACGATAAAACTAACATAAAACCAACATTTTAATGTCATATACTGTCACAATCTTCAAAAATATTAACACAACTACTGCTCCTTTCTTCAGAGATGTTGATGTTATTTTAAATAGAATTAAAACTGGAGCTTCCAAAGAGTTGGTTAAATCAATACGAAAAGAACAAGATAAAGGGAAACGAAACGACATCAAAAAACAATTACCTAGCATATGTTTCTCTGGTCAGTTTAATAAAAGATCAGACGTATCAATAATAGAGCACAGTGGTTTAATATGTTTAGACTTTGATGGGTACTCTAAAAAAGAACAGCTTCTAAAGGATAAGAAAAAGTTTTGCAAAAATCCTTACGTGTATAGCTGTTTTGTTTCACCCTCTGGGAAAGGACTAAAAGTTTTAGTAAGGATACCTGCCGATCCTAAAAACCATGTGGGTTACTTCATTGCTTTAGAAAAACATTTTAACTCTAAGTTTTTTGACACTACGTCTAAAAATTTAAGTAGGGTTTGCTATGAGTCCTACGACCCATTGATATATATTAATACTAAAGCAGAGACTTGGGAGACTGTAGAGGACTTAGAGTATAAAGAATACAACTCTGACAGCGTAGCTAAAACAATACCTATAACAGATGAGAGTAAAATTATAGAGATACTTACAAAATGGCATGAGAAACAATATCCTATGTCACCTGGACAAAGAAATCAAAATGCATTTATCTTAGCCATGGCGTTTAACGACTATGGTGTTACTCAATCTACAGCCTCTATGGTTCTGAGCAAATATGAAAGTAGTGACTTTACTGCTAATGAGATTAACACAACTATTAAGTCAGCATATTCAAACACACAAAACTTTAATACTAAGTTTTATGAGGATGATGAAAAGATAAACGATATACAGCAACGGCTCAGAAGAGGAGAGTCAAAAAAAGCAATACGTCAAGACCTCCAGGAGTCGAGCTTGGCGATTGATGTAATAGACTCCGTACTTGAAAAAGCAGAAGAGGACAATTCGGTTAAGTTCTGGACCATGAGCTCAAAAGGAGTAGTAAAAGTTATACCTCTAGTTTTTAAGAAGTTTTTAGAAATGAATGGCTTCTTTAAGTTCTGCCCTGAGGGACAAAAAAACTATGTGTTTGTCCGTGTAACTAACAACCTTATAGACCACTGTTCTGATAGAGAAATCAAAGATTTTATTTTAGACCATTTACATGGGCTTGAAGACATGGCTGTGTATAATTATTTTGCTGAACAAACAAGGCTTTTCAAGGAGGACTTTTTATCCTTGCTAGCCACTATAGATGTATATTTTAATGAAGACACTATAAATACTGCATACTTGTACTATGAGAATTGTGCAGTCAAGATAACTAAAAACGATGTGATTGCAATCGACTACTTAGATCTTGACTCTTATATTTGGAAAGACCATGTCATAAATAGAACATACAATTCTTGTGAGCCAAAGAAAAATAATTTTCAAACCTTTATAAGTAACATTGCAAACCAAGAAAAAGAAAGAATAATTACTCTTGAGTCTACGCTAGGCTACATGATGCACGCGCACAAAAACATATCTTATTGTCCTGCCGTTATATTAAACGATGAGAGTATTTCAATAGATGATGCCAATGGAGGAACAGGTAAAGGTATATGGCTTCAAGCTTTAGGTCATATGAAGAAATTAGTCATGATAGATGGCAAGTCTTTTAACTTTGACAAATCATTTCCCTATCAATTAGTATCTGCTGACACGCAAGTATTAGTTTTTGATGATGTAAAAAAATATTTTGACTTTGAAAGATTATTTAGTGTTATAACCGAAGGAATTACTGTAGAGAAAAAAAATAAGGATAGTATAAAAATTCCTTTTAACAAGTCGCCTAAAGTTGCTCTTACGACTAATTATACTATTAAAGGTAGTGGCGCTTCGTTTGCACGAAGAAGATGGGAGCTTGAGATAGCCTCACATTATACACCATCTTTTACTCCTATGGATGAGTTTGGTAAGTTTTTATTTGGAGAAGAGTGGGATCAAGATGACTGGTGTCAGTTTGATAATTACATGATTAAAAACTTACAGCTCTATTTAAAATCAGGACTTATCGAAAGCGACTCTATTAATCGTGAGTTGAAAGGACTTATTATGAAAACTAACTCAGATTTTTGCGCATGGTGTGGAGTAACGGGTAATAGCCCTGCCAATCCACTGTTAAAAGTAAATACCAAATTACATCTCAACCCATTATACTATGACTTTCTATCACATTATGATGACTATGAAAGCGGAAAGTTTAAAATATCTAAGTATAAATTCGGTAAATGGATGGTAGCCTATTGTGTTTACAGTCAAGGGTTAGAGCCTGAGGCTGATCGAGATATGGTGGGTAATTGGATAAGAATTAAACCACGATCAGAAGGACAAATACAAAAAAAACTATTATGAAGTTTAGAGATTATCAGGGGGAAATAATAACTAAAGGATCAGATGTGATAGCAGAGCATGGTTTTGTATACCTAGCCATGGAGGTCAGAACTGGAAAGACACTTACAAGTTTAGGTATAGCTAAAGAGATGGGAGTCAAAAGGGTTTTGTTTATTACAAAGAAGAAAGCGATTAGCTCAATCGAGGCTGACTATCAGATGCTTAAACCAAATTTTACCCTTGAGGTAATTAACTATGAGAGCTTGCATAAAATAGAAGGCAGCTATGACCTAGTAATATTGGATGAGGCCCATTCATTGGGCGCATTTCCTAAGCCAAGTAAGAGAGCAAAGCAAGTAAAAGTTATAATTCAAAAGAATGATCCGCTAGTTATCTTGCTATCTGGTACGCCGACTCCTGAGTCATACAGTCAAATGTACCATCAAGTATATGCTATCCCAGGTAACCCGTTTAACCGTTTTGTAAACTTCTATCGGTTCTGTGACAAGCATGTGCTAGTAACTCAGAGGCCTATAAATGGGCTCAATATAAGAGACTACTCAAAAGGTCAGAAAAGTATAATGGATGCCATGCAGCCTTTCTTTATTTCTTATAGTCAGAGAGAAGCAGGCTTTAAGGTGCAAACAAAGGAAAAGGTAATGCATGTTAAGATGAGCTCTTTGACTTATAATCTTGCAACAAAATTAAAGAAGGATTTGGTGGTGGAAGGTAACGAGCAAGTTATTTTAGCTGACACGCCTGTCAAATTAATGATGAAGCTCCATCAGATTTACTCTGGAACCGTTAAGTTTGAGAGTGGTACATCGCAGACACTTGACCTAAGCAAAGCAAAGTTTATTTGTAAAAGTTTTAAGGATAAAAAAATAGGTATTTTCTATAAATTTAAAGAAGAGCTTAAGGCTTTAAAGAAAGTTTTTAATGGTAGCCTAACCACTGAGTTAGAAGAATTTGTTAACACGGACAAAAACATTGCTCTTCAAATTGTTAGCGGACGTGAAGGAATAAGTTTGCGCCAAGCGGACTGTCTAGTTTATTACAACATTGACTTTAGTGCTACTAGTTATTGGCAATCACGAGACAGGATGACAACCAAAGACAGACTTAACAATAATGTGTTTTGGGTTTTTTCTAGGGGCGGTATAGAAGATCAGATATACAAAGCAGTTGTTAACAAGAAGGACTATACCCTTAATCATTTCAAAAAAGATTTGCTAAATTTATAATTATGATTGATGGATTGCCAAAAATAGACCCTAAGTATCTTACAAATAATGATCTATGGGATACTTCATGGCTAAAAGAAAAATATCCTGAAAGATTTAGAGATGACCGAGCAACAAGTACAGTCAAAAAAGATTAAGGAGCTAGAGGCTGAAGGTTACTATGTGCTTAAGCTTATAAAGACTAATAAAAACGGTATCCCTGATTTGTTAGCACTACACCCCAACAATAAGGTTCTTTTCGTTGAGGTTAAAACTAAAAAGGGTAGAGTGTCGAAGCTCCAGGAATATCGAATGAAAGAACTTAAAGACCATGGATTCGAGACGCAAATTCACAGAGGTTAATACTAGCAGCTTTGAAGGTTATCTTTACACCTTCGACAGTGACTTTGTCTTGGAACTAATGCGCCATGATTTATATACCTCAGTTCCTATTGTTATGCAAATAGAGAGGTATGTAGATAGAAACTATGTAGAATCTCCTGATGATGTCTTAGAGTTGGCGGGTGTAATCAAAAGAAAAAATCCTTTTTATTTTGTTGTCGTACTCTCTCATTATGACGAAATGGTATTTGAAAATCTGCACGAGATTAGCTCTGATGCATATTTAGATTATTATAATAAGAATATGTTGCTGAGTATTAAGGAGTAAGGTATTTTTTTTATTCAAAATAATTTATATCTTAGAGGGCATGAATGGATTAACTCCAATTGAGCACAAACGCATCAAGCATATAAATTATGTTATGGCTGATCTTCATGCTTCGCTGAACTCAATTTACGAACACCTTATGGATAAAGAATATACCCCTCTAAAGGGAGAGGTTAATTCATTAACTAAAAAGCTTCGTAGTGTTGGCGAGTCGGTAACCGATGAAGTTTAGTCCAGACTATGATTTTATAGGCGCTGTGTGCATCACTGTTTTAGCGATGTACTTACTTTCTATTCTTATTTTCTAGCGTTTCGTTTTCTTTTTAATTCTCTTTCTCTTTTTTTACGCTTACCTTCTGGTGAATCTGGACCGTATAATCTTTTATATAAATCAGGATTTATTTTTCTTAATTGAGATTTAGAAATAGGCTTACTTTTTTTGTCTTCATCAAATCTTTTCTTAAGTTGTATACGTCTAGCGTCTTTGTAAAAAGGCACTAATCCAACTTGTCCTAGAGCCTCAAATGTCATTCTATTGGTAAGCTCTTCAAGAGCTCGATTTCTAGCATCTTCAGTTTTTCTTGTTTGAGATCTAACCGCTAAATCAAAAGCCCTATTTGCACTTCTATATAACGGAGTTATAGGACCTAATAAAACAGGAAGACCAATTTCACCTAAAGATTTTTTTCCTAGTTGATCAAGATTTATTAAGCTTAAAACTATACTGTTTTCATATGAATTGTAATCAGCACCTGCTCTTAGACTTTCTAAATAGTTTTTATTCAAATATTCTATTCCTAAATTTATAGGTAATGATGGAATATTACCTAAGCTTTGTCTAAACATAAGAGTACTTACTGCTCCAACCATTTGCCTTGCTGCAAACAAATCATATCTGTCTTGCTCGTCTTCTGGAGCTCCAAACAATTGATCCATAAAGTCAGCGAATAATTTATATAAAACCACGTATGAAGACATTCGAGCAAATACTCCAGCTAGTAAACGCCCGGCTTTACCTTGAGATATTTTTCCTTCTTTTGTCAATGCTCCTATGGCAAATTTAGCGGTGGCATATTCATTAAGAGTAAAGTTTGCCATAAAAGAATTTATAGTTCTATAATAATTCATCAAACTTTTTCTAGATTCTGGACGTGCCATGTTTTTTATTATACCATTCAAGGGATTACTTGACGTGACTAATTCAACACTAGTACGGTCAGCTTCTCTAACTGCTTCTTTTAGAGCTTTGTCATATTTAGGATCTAGATATATAGATTTAGAATTCTTTTTACTTAATTCATCGAAATCTTTAACCGACAAATCTATATCTTCATTATTAAATTCTTTTACTTTATTTTTAAATTCAAACGCAAATTTACTAACCCAAATTGGGCGAGCTATAACTCTATCAGCACCACCCATTAAAAAATCACTAGCTTTAGCAATCGCTTGATAAGTTTGTTTTGGACCAATAGACGCTAGATATTCCATTTTTTGAGCTACTGGTCCTTGCATGCTAGTTGGCGATTCACTTAAATTTAAAAAATTACCCTCATCTGCATATTTAGTTTGACCATCTGAGTCTAATATTTTTTGTCCTCGCCTGCCAGCAAGTTTGACTGATTCAGCAGAGTTAAGATTTTTAAGTAAGTTTATAAAAGTATCATTTGGCTTTGCACCTACCTTACTCCAAACTGGAGCATATTTTCCATATGCATTGCTTACAACCTCAGCTGGCTGCGCAACTAACATGGTGGCATTACCGATTAATTCAGCGCTAAACCTTGGGGCTGAAGATAATAATTGTCGGTATGCTATACGCTTTATTTCTTTTATGGCCGAACGTGATAAATTATTATCCGCCTGCATGTATGTTCTTAGATAAGTAACACGTAAAAGTTCTCTTATTGCTCTTGACAAAGCTATAGCACCTTCCTTTTGTCCCTTATTACCATTCTTGTATTTTTTTTCTAAAGCCCGCGTTAAATCTTGAACTTCAAGCACTGAAGGAGTTAATTCATAATCTATTAATGTTTCTTGTGCACCTCTTTTAGATGATTCAAAAGGGTTGAATTGAATAGCTCTTGGTCCCGCAATCCTTTCTATTATAGTTCCCCCAAAAGTTGAAGGAGCAGCGAATTTGCTTGACTTGTCAAGAACATCTACATCTGAGGCCTCTTTACTCATTAATACCTGTCTATGAGTATAGTCCTCTATGGTAACAAAAGGTATACCTCTTCTTTGAGAAGCTTCTTTAGCCTTTTCATATAGAGAGTTGTTCAGTTCAATTACTTTATTAGCAGCAGCTAATTGTTCTTTACTCAATCCTTTTTTAACATTTTCAGCAGTTATTTGCCCATCTACCTCATACTTGTCAAGAAGTTCTTGTAATGCCGTTGCGTCTCTCATAGTCAGTATAGAGCCATCTTCAATTAATTGTATTGTAGATCTTAGCATAGCCGCAGCAGGGGGAGAAGTTTCACTTGCCATGTTTGCTTTTATATTGCCTTCATGTTCACGCGCTACTAAATAAATGCCTATTTCATACGCGTCTTTTAGCTGCTGGTTAGAAGAGACACCTTTCTTTTTTAGTGTATTATAAGCAGCATCCATTTCCTCTACTTTATCTTGCAGCTCAAAACTCATTTTTGCGTACCCCTCAACCACTGGTCTAAAAACTTTATCGTAAACAACAGTGCTATTTTTTATACCGAGCGTCTGATCAACATATGGTGTAGGTGTGCTTCTTATACCCTCTAATATTCTACCTCTACCTGTTATTGCAGATTTTAAATTTCTAGCAAATTTTATATTAAAAGCTGAAGCAATTTTTTCTGTGATGGTGTTAAAGGCGGGTGTAATTTCATTTAAAGATTGTTTTACTTTTTGTTTGATTTCTTCCTTAAATTCTTTTTGCTTTTTTGTTGACTCCTCCTCTATCACCGTTTGACTTTCTTGAGACGTTGGCTCAACTTGAGGGCTATCTGGTTGTTTAGGGGTTATCACTACTTCAGCTTCAAATTGCCCATCTCCATCCCTTACAGCTAGAGTAGCAGTATTTACCTTTCCATCCTTAGTTCTTTTTATTTGTCTTACACCTATTATTTCTAAGCCTTCAATATTATTGTCTTCTAAGTTTAAATCAAACTCGTCTAACACAGAAATGGGCGCTAAAGAATTTGGTCTTTCTCTTCCTTTTATTGTTTTAATAAAGGTTTGTACAATAACGTCCCCATCTGTCCTTATAGCACCCTTAACTTCGCCTTCTACTAGAGGTCTAGGTGCTAAACTAGCATCATCAACATTTAATATGTTGTTTATTTCATCTGAGGTTTTTAATTTATAATAAAAATCCCCTCCATCATTAATTGCGACTGAAGTTACTGGTACTTTGGTTGCTAAATTCTTATTTACCAAGGACTCAAATATATCTTGAGTATAAGGATCAACACTTAAAGAGTTTACATTGAGAGATATAATATTTGAAGAAGGATTTTTTTTAGCTGCTTCTAAAATAATTTTTTCGCCAAAAGGTATTGAATTATTAATAGTTTCGCCTTGGTTTATTTCTAATTCAACCTCTAACTCGTTGAAAAGAATGTCATTTTGATTAACATCTATTCCTAAATTTTCAACCATTTCATTAATAGCGTTCCCTTCTGGCCCTTCCGCTTTACTAAAAATAAATTCACCTATAGTTTCACCATTTTTATCTACAACAACAGCGTTGTTTTTAGAAAATTGAAGAATAAATTCTTTACCTACCTCCTCGGTCTCTGAAATTTCAGTTTCAACCTCGCTCTCTTGGGCTGGTTGGCCGGGCGTTTCTTTTTGGGCTTGTGTAGTCTCTCCGGTAAGCTCTGTGGGTTGATTGTCTCCTTCAACCACTGTTTCGCTAACGTCGGATTGTTCTTCATTAAGTACCTCAGCTGGGCTTTCGATTGGATTGGCATATCTGTCTGTTATTTTTTTAATATCACTTTTAAGTTGTTCTTCTTTCGAGGCTGTATCTACTGGATTATTCTTTGCATTATCTAAATCTCTTTGTAAAGGAATTAATGTGTTTAAATCATCCTCCGATATATCAGGATAAGCCCTCTCAAAATTTTCTTTTATTTGTACGTTTTGCTGTGCTTCAGTTTTTTTATTTTGCAGTTTTTGTTTTAATGAGGAGTCATTTTCAATATCTACTTTAAAGTTAACAAGATCAGTGTCTTCGGCTTTATCAATAAAGTCTTCTACAAATTCTTTGGTTACACTTTGACCATCCTTAGTATATTTTGCCCTTCCAGGAATAGCTTTTTTTGCAAGCCTGTACGCGGGATTTAAAAACTTTGCAAAAGTTATCGGGCCACCACCGACTGCTTCTAAGCCTATTTCAGCTGCATCCACTTCTTGACCTGCTACTGCCATACCTGCTCTTTCACCAAGGGCTCCTCCTGCACCTTCAACTACACCCGAAGCCAAAACACTAGCAGGTCGGCTTATCCCCTTAGGTATTGCAGACTTTACTATTTTAGTTCCTAGTTTACCTGCCAAGCCCGAGGTTAAAGCTTCTATAGCTCCTATAGTAACTCCTCTGCCTACAGATTTTCTTTTAATACTACTTATTTTATCATCGTCCTCTAAGACTGCGCGTATGTTTTCATTAGTGAATGGCTTGCCGTCTAGCTCTTTTTGCAAAAGTTCTGTGAAAGTAGTAGCGGTTTCAAGCATTCCGCTTGCACCAAAAAATGCACCCCCTAAGGCACCTGTTCCCGCTCCAAACAACGCCCCTGGCCCTGATATTGATGTTAAGGCAGCCCCTGCAGCTGCTCCTGTGCCTGCGCCAGCAATTCCTGCAGCTATTGATGTAGGATTGACTAGACCCGTAAGAGATGAAATTAATACTTGTGGTGCAACACCAAAGTTTTTTCCTAAAGCTTTTACTGTACCTAGTATACCCCCGCCCTCTTTTTGAACATCTTTATAGTATTGTCTGAGCTCATCAGTTGGCCCTTGACGCTGCATAATATCAACAGCTTCACGAAAATCATCTAAGGCTTCATCAGTTACTTCTTTACCTTGACCGAAAACTGCAAATGCGTCATCCACGCTTGCACCTTGAGAAACACCTGTTTTGTAGGAGCGGTACATATCCCCAAAAAAATCAGTCACAGGGTTTTTGCCAAATGTTCTTTCTAAAGCAGTATCAGTCTCCCCCGTTTGGATTCTTGGAGTTGTGGGTGATGCGGGTTGCACCGAAGTGCCATCTTCCAATTCTGATTCCCCATCTCTGTTTTGGCTTGCGTTTTTTTTTTCGGACCAAGCGGTCTTAAAAGTATTTAAATCGGTTGTGTCAAATAAACCTTGAGCTAAACCGAGATCATACAAGCCTTGCTGTTGTTGCTCATTAGATTGGGAAAACATATCGTAAGTGATTGCGTCACTAATAATTTCGTTATCTAAATAAAGTTTGTATAATTGTTCTAACATTTAGTTTGTTTTGAATAAATTGTCCCCCGCTTTCGAGTTATCACCACTAGTAGCTTCTAGGTCCGGATTATATATTTTGAACAGTTCTTCTGAACCAAATATTTTAATGTAATCATCACGATTTAATTTACGTTTATTGTCTTTGTTTGCTTTATCCAAAACATCAAAAAAGTTTACAATGAACTGTTGTTTTTCACCTGCGTCAAGTGGCAAATTGATAGACTTATCCATTAGTTTTGGAACTTTTAAGGTTGTATACTTAACGTTTTTGTCTAAGGTTATTGGTTGGCCGCTTTGCGGACCATATATACTACCTGTTCCAACTTGCATTTCGTCTGTATAGTCTCTCTCACCAAAATCCACTTTTATATCTTTCATATTAAAACCTTCAAAAGTGTTGCTATTATCAAACATACTTTTAATAGCCTCGCGAGTTGTTGGTTGGTTTTCAATATCTATAGCTTCATCATCTAAGTTCCTTAATCTCACCTTGGCAACTTCTCCCGCACCCTCTGCTGTGCCCAATATATTTGAATTTGACATAAATTCTACATAATTATCTGTATCCTCTTCTTCTTTTTCAGACTTGCGTAAATTAAGAATTTCTTTTTGATACTCAGTTAAAGCTGGAGGCTCTAATATCGATGCGCCAAGTTGTTGTTGGAGTTTTCTCCTTACTAAATCTTTCGCATCTTGAAGTTGTTTATCAGTTAATACTACTTGACCGTTAGGACTATAAGCTATATCATTAGTTTCTGCCTTAGGATTTTTGAGGGTTCCGTCTTCATTAAATAACTTAGGGTCAAACTTTAAATTGTATTTTTTACCACTATGGTCAGCAAGTATACTAGCAGCTGCTTGTGAGTTTTTGTCACCCACAATAGCTTCTACCTCATCATTTAAAGCAGTGTTTAATTTGTCTTGAAAAGCTTCATCTCTCTTAAATTTTTCCCTTTCTTCTTTTGAAAGCAAACCTATATCAAACATCGAAACGCTTTTGGTCGTGCCGTCTTCTGCTCTGTAAGTTATCTTACCTAAATTATCAGTAACATTTTTTACCGTATTATCTAATTCAAAGTTTTTAAAATCTGTAGTAGAAAGCTTAAGTAGCATACCTGCGTTCATGAAGTTAGATGGATCAGTTGATACTGTACCATCGGGGTTTAATTTAGAAACATTGACAGATGCCGTAGCAGGATTTATGTACGCACCACTATCTGCAAAATTTAAATAACCTTGCATCTGAGATTTTAAATCAGAAAGCAACACACTAGACTTGCCGTCTAATATATTTTGCATAGCAGAGTCGTAGTTCTCATTAAATTTATTCACCGCAGTGAACATAAGGTCAGTACCTGATTTTAAATTTGCTCTACGGTTATAATATTCTCTTTCGCTTATTGCATTGTTTTTAAGTAATCTTAAATCCGCTAATGCTTGTTGTTGTGCTTGTGATGAAAAATCAGAAACAAATCTGTTTGCTTGTTCATACTGACCAACAGGAGCGTCTAACAAATTCTTTGCGATTTCTGCTGATTGTTTTTCAATATCAGACTTTCTCGCTTCTCTGTCTGTAAATTCATCGGTAATAACTTTACCCATGTCCCTACCCACTTGTGCCCAATCTGTTACGACAGGCTTTGTATCTCTTACATATCCAAATCCAGACATATCTTAACTTATTATTATAGGATCAAGATCTTCTTCCATCACTTGAACACTGTTGGCGTCTACTATAGGTGCCGCAGTTACTGAGCCAAACACATCTTGAAAAGACATTTCTTCAGCTGTATTGGATATTGCAGCAGGATCGACCGCATTATTACCTCCGAACAATGGTAAAGCTTTTAAGCCAGCAGCTCCTGCTGAAACTAACCCTTGTGCTCCTGATGCCATTTGTTGTTGCTGTGCTTGCCTTGCATCTGCTGCCATAGATTGATAACCTCTAGCCTCTTGTTGTCTTAATCCTGATTTAACACCTGCAATCCTTGCGTCTTCAGCGGCTATGGCTTTATTTAAACCAAACTGCATGTTAGCTAAATTTTGTCTAGATCTTGCTTGTGCTTGTTGGTTAATCGCATTCGCTCTTCCTGCCACTGCAATAGCACCTCTTTCTTCTCCCTCTTGCCCTGCTTGCACGATTTGTTGTGTGCCCATTAGGCCAGACAACCTTTCTTGTTCAAAAGCCTCTAATGGCGCCGTCACATTCTCAAGATAGTTTGGTTCTATTAAATTTATTGCTGTATCAAAAGCTGTGCTTGCTTTGTCCGCTGCTTCATTTGCTTTACGTTTTTGTTTGCCAGCTTGTAAAAAATTTAAACCAGAACCAATCAAGCTACTTCCTGCACTAGCTAAAGCTGCAAGAGCCATTGGCGCTATAGCCTTGTAAACCGTTACATGTTCTGAAAATAAATTTACTAATATTTCTTGTGCGGCTAATAAGATTCCTGCCATATTAAATATTTTTAGTTGATAAAAACAAAGATACTAAATTTTAAGGATAGCTTTTCATGATCTGTGCTTGTATGGCAAAGAGCTCCGTAGGCGATGGACCAGTGTTTTCCAAAACAAAACGACAGAAGTGACCAAGCAGCCCGTAGGACTCAGCTGTATTGTTCTTTACGCTAACTAAGTAAGGGTCTACAGTAGTAGGTGAGGTCGATCCAGAAACACTTGCATCTACAACTATATTATTTATATTTTGTTGTAAGTTTATATTTACTGCCGTTACTTGTCCTGCAAGCTCAGGTATATTAGTAAATTCATTATTGTAATATAAAAAATCTCCAATACTCAGGATAGATCCAATCTCAAAAAGAGGATCTGTAGAAAACTCAAACTGTCTTGAGCTTGGAGCTCCTGAGTAACTAACACATCTTCCCAAACCATTTATAGCTCTTGATGAAAAGTTAGCAAGAAGAGCAGGCGACTGTGTTGTATTTTTTATTGCTGCATACCAAGAACCCTCTTTGAGTTCAAACCAATTATTACTTATAAAACCATCTGCTTGCAAATCAGTTTGAAGAGTCACATTCCAAGGCTCATCAGATTGTAGGTTTATTGTTTTAAATAATTTACTAGCAAGAGGCAACTCGTTTATCACACTTGTAATCTCAGAATTATACTGTTCACCATAAAAATTATTTCTTAGTTCGTTAGTGTTATGTCTCCATAGGTTCCCACCATTAAAGGTGTAAAAATAGTTATTCATCCCTATCATATAGTCAGGATTATAAGAATAGAATGATGGCCATCCTTTTGCCTTCTCACTATAGGTTAAAGTAAATTGTGGCCCTAAAGGCACTATAGGTTCAGGCACAGGGTTACTAGGTATAGGAGTAGGTGTAGGGGTTGATGTTGGCACCGGTGTCTGCCCCGCTGGCGTCGGCGTAGGAGTCGCAGTTGGAGTAGGTGTTATAGGGGTTGCTGTGGGCGTGGGAGTAGGAACAAATGTAGGGGTAGGAGTTGGTGTATTGGTAGTAACTCCTTCAACACATATTTGTCCTGATCCAAATGCTCCACTATTTTGTGTCTCTAATTTAAATGTATTTACTGTATAGTCACCAGCTGCTAATGAGCCAATGCTTGTTTGGCTAAACGCAGTAACAACACGGTTAGTTGAATCGGCAACGGGAGCTTGATTAGAAGGATAAAACCTTATCATTTCTATACCGTTGGAGTCCAATATCACTCCTAAGGTTCTTACATATCCTTGTCCAGAAATAAAAGTGGCTGTAGCAAATGGTTGAGTAGCTGCGGTAAAAGTTAACTCTGGAACTTTTATAGTGGAGATATTGACCACCTCATAGGTAACTCCATCATTAGCTGTATAGGTTGAAACAGCGCTTTGTGAGTTAGTTATTTGAAGTCCACAATATCTAGCGATCATAACATTAAATTAGTACACACAAAAATACGATTTTATTTTTTAAGATATTTTTAACCGGTCAATTGGTATCTCCCACAGAAAGTTTTGATTATCTTCTATACCACCTGATATGATCAAGTAGTCACCATCTTCAATCATCGTGGTAATAAACATAAGACTATATCCTACATATGAATTTATAAAAGGAACGGGATTGAGAAATTTAATTTTAAAGTCTTTATCAAAGCCAACAGCATAATGATTATACTTGCGTTCTGAATATATTTTTGTGTGTATTAAATATACGTAGCAATCATGCTTTTCAATGTAGATAGGATTAGTGGATCCACCTGTAGTTGTGTTGGATGAAAAATATAATTGATCTCGAGGTAGTAATGAACTTAAATTATTTATTGTGTTAATGTGTTCCTTAAAAATAAGCTTGTCAAAATCATAACATTTATATATTATTAGACTTGGCGTGGTTGAGTATACAAAATATAGCTCAGTCTCATGCTCAAAAAATAACCAGTTCTTTTCCCAATAAACTTCTTTGTTACTTACAAAAGCCATTCTATGATACTTCTCTATATTTATTTTGCCAAGAAAATTGTAATCAGAATCTAAGACACCCATGTAAGTATTAAAGTCAGTGTCTATATATGCTGTGCATAAATATGTCCCCCCTTGGTATGTAAAAGCTCTATAGTCTTCAAACTTGTGTAATTGATCTGCCCCTTGTATTTGTTTTATTTTTTTCGTTTGTAATTTTAATGAGGCATCAAAGTTATATTCGACTAGTTGAGTACAAGCTCCTAGTTGTTTCATAAACTTTGTCCTAGATGTATCTTCATCATATCTCGCCACACCTCTGTATCCCTCTTGCGTGGTGTGTATAGTAATATTATGAGAAACTGTTGGCGCATCCTCGCGACTTAGTAAGATTATTTTTTTTCTTTCGTTATTACCTCTCCATGTTCCTGCAAACATGTGTGTCAGATACACATCACTTCTGTCTACAGCAAAAGGATTTTCCGATTTGAAGGAGTTGCTATGGCTTTGGTTAGAACCAAAAGCGTTTATAGGTAACAAGTGACTGTCCTTTACTTGTTGTTTGCCTCCAAAGTAACTTATCATGTGTTTGCTAAATCTACCTGGACCTGTATTTTTTAGGACACCATCAACGGGGTTGTTTATTATATCATTGATAATTAAATTAAGAGGCATTTGTTTGGGTGCAGCTGCAAAAGCCCAGTTGCAAACGCTTTTGATTTTGCCATTTACATTGACACCTATACCATCAAAGAAAGTATCTTGCTGTTCTAGGTCTGCTTCAAGGCCTACAACAAGCTCTTGGTCTTTGATCCAATTACGCAATGGCTGATTACAGTATATATCCGCATCTACATATACACCGCCGTTTTCCCAGATGTAGCAGTAACGAAAAAAGTCTGAGCGCTCCCCTCTTTCTTTTAAGCTTTTGTATGCTTCATTGTATATGCTACTAGCAAACCACGCATCAACTTTTTCTTGATTAAAATATATCATTTCATATTCTGGGTTGTGCTTTTCAAAAGACTGTATCATGTACTCATTTAGGTCTAAACTATCGTAAGTTGTAAATATTATAGTGTTAGGTATTTTTTTAAACACCTTGTTGTTTTGCACATAATCAAAGAAAGGTTTATTGTTAAGAGCTTTCATCTCTTCTCGATAAGCAGGGTACTCAACGTGTAAGACAGGCTCACCGTTGTATTTAAACTGTGTAGTAGTAAAGTCGTGTTGTAATATTTTGACACGTTCCTTTCCAATTCGTTGATCGCCAAGTTCGTATTCAGTTTCAATATCTCTACCGCAGACTCTGTTTAAACACTTGCCTAACAATCCAGGGCCTGTGTAATCTAAATAAAACTGTTCGTGTTTAGATTGAATGTTTTTTACAGCTTGATTGATTGCCTCCCACATTAAAGGATGTTTTGGAGTGACAGCAATAAACGCATTGGCTAGCCATTTTTTAGCCATTGGATCATCTCTTACTACCACTAGCTTATCATTAGAATTTATATACTTGTCTATACTAGTTAGACATATTGTGTCGCTGTCGACATATATACCACCTCTGATATAAAGTACACAGTAACGAAACAAATCAGCTTTGAAAGCACCTGGAAGTATGGTGTCGTATGCTGTTAATACAGGTTTTTCAAAATGCTCTTTTATAAAATCTATTCTTTCTGCTGCATCATAAAAAAGATACACATAGTCATGATTGTTTACTCTCCAGCTTTCGCAAGCTTTAGCCATGCCCACGGGTTTGTTCTTGGTTTCAAATGTTTGATGAATTATTTTTGGTATCATATGTTGACCACTGTTCTTTCAAGCCAACCTTTAGACGCACTGTAAGGCCATAATACCCAATGATTAGGTTTTGTCCCATTAAACTCACGCCAAACAGTGAAGTTGTCATTGGCTCCTGACATAAAAGATTGCAATTCATTTTTGTCAATATCTTTTCTATACATCTCTTCGTTTTTGTGATTTTCAAAAATTAATGCAGCAAACTCAATATCTGATTCAGTAAAATGATTTTTAGTTAAATCTATACTATGTTTAAACTTAGGATGATAAATAGCATCAACACTTCCAGGGGGCTCAATGTTTTTGGAGCAGGCTTCGGTTATAGCTCTGTCAATAAATCTTATGCCTGAATACTGCTCGTAATCTTTTATAGTCCTTACAGTTCCTACATTATAACCTTCAAAACTTTTAGCATTACATGGAGAACAAACCTCTCCATCTACTCCTAGTAGCTGCTTTGTTCGATGGTGTGCTCTTTCGTTTTTCATACCCCAATTTTTGTCATCATCCCAATGCTTAGTTCTACCTTGCCGTGTATACTCATGCCAAGCTAAAACTTTATGTGGATGAAATAGGTCATACCCCCAAGTAAACGCTCTCACTCCTATAGTAATTTCTTCACCATGAAAATAAAACAAAGGGTCATGTTGAACTTCTTTACAAAACACACCTAAAGTAAATGCAAAGTGTGCAGAATAAAACCTAGATTTTACAGGCTCTTTTACATAAGCCTCCATATGATAAGGCATAAAAAACACTACACCCTCAGGTGTAAATCTATCAAAGGACATACCCCAAGCTTTTCTATGTCGATCTTGAGGGTCGTTAGCAGGGTTATAAGATGGTATATAACTAGTCAGCAAAGGTTTAGAGTGACCTTTAGACTGTAGACTTTTCAGCATAGAGATACATTCAGTATCCCACCCTTTAATAAATCTATGATGTGAGTCAAGCTGCAAAGTGTAGGTCTCACCGTTATAGTGTTGTTGTATTTGATTACGCGCCCAACATGCTCCTAAAGATTCTTCGTAAGGTATTTCTATAATAATAAACCTTGAATCGTTTGCGTATTTTTGTAGGTTATCCCACTTATCTTCGGTGCTAAACTGATGAGCAATACATATGACTAAACGCTCAGGATAGTGAGCGTTATCAAGAAGATTATCAATTGTGGGTATAAGCTCTGGATCGCGATAACTCGCAATTTGTATAAATATAGATTCCATTAGATTTCATTAGATTAAATTTTAAAAGCCTGTTGGCGGTGGTGTGCTAAACGTTGGTCTTGTTCCGCTAGAAGATGACGTTGTGCTGCTTGAATTAGTGCATTGACTACAACTAGATAGCGTATATGCTATTCCACTAACATATACAGCACTTCCTACGTTACTTACAGTACCGCTTATTGTATAGCAAGTATCAGTATCTGATGAGTATACGACATCACCTATATTAATGCCTCTTTGTTGTAAATCAATAGCTGTTTCTTGTGTCAATTCTGTTCCTCCGTAACCAAAACATCTAGTAAGGATGTAATGTTCAGCTGTGGGACAGTTGTAATCACAAGTAGTAAATCCTGCGTCTCCTTCTTTCACACCATTAGCATCTTCACAAGACAAGTTGGTAAGCTCTGTATATCCTGTTGTTCCTATCACTTGACTGTTAACGAGATAATTATTGTTAGACCCGTCAACCAATCTGACGTTTAATGCATAAGTATTTGTAGTCGCAAACACATAATCTTCATTAGTATTACAATTTCTTACAACATAATAATTTGTAACTGGTTGAATTGGTTGAGATGGACACCCTGCAATGTTTGGCACTAATTCCATAGTAGCAGTACACACAAGTGAAGAGCTGACATTGTTTTTAGCTGTCGTTGAGCTATTATAAGTATAATAATCTTGAGTATTTGGATTTAAATAGCGAGCTCCTCCACCTAATGCAGTTTTGCTAAATATGTAACATGATTCACTTACACTACTTCCAGGGCATGGATCGAGTTGATAGTATTTACCAGCCACAATAGGTGGTGGCGGAGTTGTTGGAGACGGTGTTGGAGTAGGTGTAGGTGTAGGTTGTGACGGCACTGCTGTTGGGGTGACTGCGCTTGTTGGTGCAGGTGTATGAGTTGGTGTAGGTGTAACGGTTGGAGTTGGAGTTGGAGTTGACGTAGGTGTAGGTGTTGGTCCAGCGCAATTACAATTTTCCTCTACTTGTAATAAGCAATTTACTTGTTCTCTTGAAATAATACTATCAGAATAAAAGCCATCAGGGGCACATTGCGTTAATGCAGAGTCTGTAAATAATGCAGTTGCTGTCGCAAAGCTGTTAGAGTCAAAGTAGAATGTTCCTAGTGTAGCCATTACTTATTAACAATTAGATAGATTATTTACCGTTGAATTTATATTTATTCTAGCAGATTGTCCATTTCCTGAGCCGCAAGGAGAAGGCTGATACCAATAAAGCCCTGATCCTGTTCCTCCTGAAATTGGCGCAACATCGCTAAGTTTTTGTTTTTTAGCCGTATCAACATAAACAATATCATTCAAAGATAAACAACTTGTGTTACCTGTATGATAAAATGTTTGTGTTGGTGAGGAGCTTCCATTTGTGCATGCATTAGATGATGTCGTCCAAAAATAATTATACGCCGTCATTGTAAATTCTTGCAAGCATGTCTCGTAATAACTAGATCCGATAAAGTTAACGATTCCATTTGCACCTATATAAAATTTTAATCCTGGTGCACCAGACGTTTGTAATGCTGATCCATAATACATAGGTAGTCCTGTTCCTGCATCGCTGCCATTAAAGGTGTTTTGTTGTAACGCATCAGTATATGCAATAACCGCATAGTTATTAGAATAAGCAAAATCTAAATCTGCCGTGCTCTGTATATTAACTGGCGAGCCTCCACCTGGGCTGTAGAACAAGTACATAAACGCTCCGCTAGCTACATTATAATTACACGAATCTGATTTGTTAGTAAATCCATTTTGCTCACCGCCATTTAAATACCAAGCTACTGGAGATGGATTAGCTGTAGGTGTAGGCGGCGGTGAACATGTTGATAAATTAGACACTTGTCCGTAATTACCGCTAGGATCACCACCCAACAAAAATGTTTGTCCTGTATTTGGTGGATATGCGGTTTTAAAATACGTGTCAAACCCATTGTAAGGAACGTTAAAAGTAGGAGTAGTATAAATAATTAAATTGTTATTTACCACGTCTTGCCAAGATGTTACGTTTTGCGTAAAATATGCAGTTTGGAAATTTGAAGCGACTTGTCCGTTGCAAGCGCCTGAAGCTGTTGAATACCCTGAAGATGGATTTGTTCCGCCTCCAGTATTGCTAGGATAAAACGGTAACGTGTTGGCTAAAGGCGTTACGGTAGGTGTCGGAGTAGGTGTAGCAGTCGGAGTTGGCGTAGGTACGTATGGAGTCACAGTAGGTGTTGGCGTAGGAGTCACAGTAGGTGTTGGCGTAGGAGTGGCTACTCCACCAGGGCACCCTAAAGTATACTGCCATGTGCTATTAGAAATTGGTGCAAAAACTTTTACTGTTGCCGTTGTTGTAGCGGTAGATTTTGTAAACGATGCTGTGCCCGTGCCTACGCCTTGAATTGTTTCTGCTGGCTGTCCTAAGTTTGCAAGAGCCGCATTTAAATCTCCTTGTTGTGACGAATTGCCTCTATAACCTGTATTAATAACCTCAACACCATCAAACTCTACAATAAATTTATCAGGCTCTCCTAATGCAGCATAAGACAGTTCTACTGTTCCCGTACCTGTTCCGAGATCTACATTTCTTATATCTGGATAAGCATAACCGCCGCCTTGTACCGTGTTACAATTTATTGTTGGACCAAGAGGTTGACCATTACAACATGCATCGTATGCAGATACTCCTTGGTTTAAGAATATTTCTGTTGGTTGTCTGTAATCCCAAATCATATAAAGTATATCCCCTACATTGTTTGGCATAGCGAATTCCGCAGAGAATTTATTTCCTGAAGTAACTATTGGTGTTGCTTCGTCTGATGCGCCTAATAATAAATTAATAGAAGAAGTGTCGTTTGGATATAAAGTGTTTGTTCTTAAATATCTAAACTTATTTAGTGAGGTGTTAAAGTTGAAGTTATCACTGAGTATTTTGTTGCTTATCATGTTAACTAACGCACCTTGGTTTGGTATTACACCAGTTCCTATAACTCCAGAGACACTTTCGTATTGTGATACAATTGGGTTGTTTGTAGAGCTAGCAAAAGTTACTAAGCTAGAGTGGAGCGGTGAACTAAATATATTGTCAGTCCACGAGTATTGATTGTGTATTGATAAGCCTGCATCACTTGCGCTTGTTAAAGCTATATTGTATATAGTCAAAATATTTTGTATTGGGCACTCAGTTGTTATTTGTATGGTGTCAGAGACCAACGAATTAGTAGTAACAATTAAAGTAACTTGAGTTGCTTCGACACTATTTTTATTTATTGTTAATGTTCCGCTAACATATACTAATCCTGTTGTGTGTTCCACATTGTTATAAATAGCTTTTATTGTGTAGCCCACACCAGTCGTAGTGCCTTCAGTTCCTATGTCGATACCTTGTTCTGTAACTAACTGTTCGTTTCCTGTGCCTGATTCAGAAAATATATCATCTTCATAAGAGTTCGGAATAACATAATTAATAGCTACGTTGCCTACGTTTTCTGTTACATTAACACAATAAATAGTTTCCGCCGCAGGATTTACTACAACGTTTTCTGTGACACCACAAGGTAAACAGTTTGTAAAGCCAGCAATATTTTCACCGTTGCTTGCTAATACATACTCATTCATGTATGGGTCATATCCACCAAGTTTTTGATTGCCTATGGTATCAATAAAGAAATCTCTAAACCATCCTCGCATTCCCACTTCTGATATAACCGCTAAGACTTCAGGACCAACTTCACCACCTTTTAATTGTAATACTGCACCTCTTTTTGCATCAGTAAAAAACTTGTCGTTTCCATATACCGCAAAACTTTCAGGGTTATTACTGATGCCGAACTCTTCGTCTCTTGCTATCTGCTGACCCAAAACTGTAGGAACAGAAGTCAAAGTACCTCCTCCTCCTGCGTCAGTTAGTATATCTTTGCCCTGTAATACGTATGATATTTTATCTTCTTGAAATGTAAGTATGTCCGTTCTTCTGGCATGAAGCTTCTGTATAGGGCCATAGATGTCTTCTAATGGCTTAAAATTAGCTAAGCCTAGGTTGAACTCATTTAATTTATTTACGTTCGACTCATCGTTAAAAACACCGCTATACGTAAGGTCTGCAAATCTGTGGGCTCTTTTATAAATCTGAGCCGATGTTGTAAACACTCTATTACCAAAATTCATAGGCTTGCCTACAATAGAATCTCTTATCTTAAAGCTTTCAATACCATCGCCGAATGCTATACAGTTATAAAAGCCTGTATCAATTATTGCATCTTGCGGTGTTACGTTTGCAGCGTTTTGAAAGTTAACAACTTGGTTCTGAACATTACCTGTGTGTTGCCCTAGTGAATCTATATCAAAAGACAAATCGTTTTCATACCATATATCTGGAGAAGCATCTGTTGGTATTGTTTCAAATACGCAAGTGGAACTTGCTCGTATAACTTCAATTTGTAAACTTACACGAGACGTGGCATTATCGGCAGATCCACAAGCGCTTGTTCCTGTTGCCATTAAATATTGTTTTCCAGTAGCCGTATTTTTATAAAACCTCCAATAGTTTACTGTCTCCGCTGCATCAATAATTGAATTACCTACATTTACAACAAACGGAGGAACATCGTTTACGTTTGATGTAGTGTATGCGGTGCTATTAAAACTGTTGGTTGTATCAGGAAAACTACAAGTTCCTCTTGGCCATCCGTTACATGACTCACCATTATTAAGTAAAGATGCTACATTATCATTTATAAAAAAATCTTCAAAATCTGAGAATTCTCTAGTTGCTGTAAGATTTAATAATAATTTATATGATCTTTCTTCACACGCTGTGCTTCGTCCTCTTCGAGTATTACTGTATGTAATTTTTATGCGACTACCTGCGGGGATAGTGTAAACCTCGTCCGTTAAAGGTGATGTCAATCCTCCATTTGATACTGTAACAGGGAAACTTACAACAGGATAATAGTTGGCTTGTTTTGCAGTCCAAACTTTTGCTGGAAATGAAACAAAGTTTCCACCAGGATCCTCATTAGTGGTAGCCGAAAAGTTATTAGGGTTTAACTTCATGTATGGCCCAGAAGGAATCTCTATAGTTGCGTTGGCCACTAAAGGATCCTTAATAGTTAAAAAGTTTTTTTCTTTAACTTCTTTTTCTAAAACAGTTGTAAATACACAAGTTGATAATGATCCATCATTGTCACGTTTTACAATAAGCCTATCACCTGCGTTTACCTTCTGTGCATTTTCCCCTTCTAATAAAAAGTATACTGCATTACCATCGGGCTCCTCATAGAATATGTTTGTGTAGATGGTTTCGTAATTATCTCTGTCAGCTTTTATTACAAACTTGTATCTCTCTGCCCAATATGGAGCTATTTGTGCGGGTATAATTCCACCGCCAGGAATGGTTACTTGTATTTTATTTATAAGATTTGAGTTGGAGCATGGTACGCTAACCGTATCAAACTGACTAATTTGTGCAGTAGACGATCTGCCAAACTCGTCCATATAAACAATACCAATCTGATATCCACGATTACTATGTAAACTATAGTTGTTTGTAGTCTCTCTATAAGAAACGGTACCAGCTGTTACCTCATAGTATTCATAAAATGTTTGAGTTGGAACACCTATATTATCTACAAACTGCATTGCAGGAAACTGTAAGCCTATCTCTGTACTGTTCGCGCTAGTATATATTTGAATAGGCTGATCTACAGCACTTATACCACTTGCTTTTTTATAATACGCATCTAGTTGATTTGGTATTTCACAATTAAAAACGTCTGTAAAGGTAGAGCCTGTACAAGAGTTTGCTACTGTTGAAATAGTTGTTGCACTACCAATCTTTGCTACAAAATCAGGATCTGTGGCTAAATTAAATACTGAGCTAAAGTCTTGCTGTAGTATGTATGTGAAATTAAGATTTTTATCAGTGGTAGTATCTGTCGGAAAAGGAGTGTTACCGCTAAATGAATTGTGCAAAATAGATATATCAAACTCTATAGAGGCTCCTTTTACTAGCTTAGTTCCTTCTAAATCAAAATTAAATCTTGCATTTGGTTTATTAATCCATCCATCAATTACGTACTGTGCATCTGCTTGAGAAAATGGTAGTGTTTCAGCACCCACCTCACTTGTTTCCAAAGTAGTGCTATAATTAAATTGAACTGCATCGTTGAATTTATCAACTAAATTATATGACTCAACATAGTTACCGTAAAACAAACGGTTACCCATTATTGTTTGAGCTTGAGCTTTTAGAGGAACGTTATCGTACAACCTAAGAATCTCAGTCTCAGGTAATACAGTAAATATTTTTTGATTGTCAAAAACAAATGTAGCTATATCATTGTCAGCTAATCCTAAATCTAATTTATTTAGTTTTTCTACAACCCTAATTACAGGGTTGTCCATTTCTTTAAATAATATCTCAACGTCTTTGACTAATGGACCTCCTGTATTATAAGATAAAGTAACCGCATTCATTACATTGAGCATTCCCTCATTTAAAAATGTGCTTATGTCAAATTGAAAATTACCAGCAATAAATGCAGGGTCACTAAACTGTGAAGTTGCCGAATACTCTCCGTCTGCATATTGATAACGATACGCAAAACAAATGAACCTGTCTTGTAAATAAGTATTGTCGCCATTATTTTTAAATGGTACAATAGTAGGCGCTTCTATCGGAGGCTTTTTTATAACCAGTAAAGATTCTGCGGTAAATTGATCTATATATGCAGCCATGTTAACTAGTTAATGTATAAGTTACTTGATCCGTTAAAGTTAATCCGTTTATTATTACAGTGCCCCCCGATTCAGGATTTTGTGTATCACCGTTCCCATCTGTATATGAAAAAATTGAAGGCGTGTAGTTTGCCGTAAAAGTTCCTGTAGAACCATCATCACCTTTTATTGATCCAGCTATGGCGGATGCGCCTGGATTTGAAATAGTGTCAGCATTTATTAAATTAATTGTAGATGTTCCCGAATTTGTGTTAGTTGAAAATTGAGTGAGTGCTAAGCCTTGAGCAAAGTTGGAACCTTGTATACCATAACCTTTTGTAATAGGCAACCCCAAATTATCTGTATAACAATCTACACCAGGTAAAGGTATTTGATTTAAACTTGGGCTTACACCTTGACCAAAACCTGACAATGGATTTGGACAACCCAACAACGTACCTCGATGAAATCCTATAAACTCTGTGCCTGCCACTAATAATGATTCAGCCTTAAATTTCCACAAAGCTGCAATAGGCCCTGGAGGATTACCATCTAGCAATGGCTCTTTGTAAGAACGATTAACGTTTATAAATCTAGGTGCATTTAAGTTGTCAGTAAAAAAAAGTAATTCACCAATAATATTTATACCTGTTATTAGATTCTGTGGATTAAAATTAAGAGTTGTATTTATACCGCTGCCGTCATCCGTACTAACTACATGATATGTTACTTGCGCTGTTTTAGTATCAAAAGATACAATCATATCACATTTACCTGTATCGGCCAAAGTAAAATTTGGATCATGCACAAACCAATATATGGTTTCATTTGCACTATCTTGAAAAGCCCCGATACATCTAGCTTTAGGACTTAACGCTTGTTTATCTAAAAAGAATAGCGCGCTAAGTTGAGAGTTACCTTTGGTGTTTTCTACTGAACCTATTTCGGATGCCTCAGTAGAACCAAGCCTTACATTTAAAGCATCTTCATATTCGCCATTAGGTATAAGCCTTTCATCAAGGCTTTTATTCATACGGCCTGCAATAAAATTTCTTTGCGATTTTGCCATTACTTAATCCACTTATTCTCTCCTCTTAAGTTCATTAACAACCTACCAGGATGAATATCACTTAATCGGATTTTTGCATTTCTTAATAACGCTGATTTATCTTTTCGTGCTCTGTTTATTATGTACTCTTGAACACCAAATTTATTATTTAATAACGCATATTTTATATATGCGTATATGTAATCTTCAAATAGTTTATTCACACTTATTTTTGAATCGTCTCCATTTTCCATACCATCAGATATGTATTCTAAAATACATTCTTGATTAGCCATAGTAGAATCAAAATTTATTACACCTGCTTTTTTATCAATAGTAAAAGTAGGATTCATGTTTGCTGTTTCAGTATTTAGTCCATAACGAGCTCCTATGTATGTGTCGTAATAATCTTCATTAAAAGGAGGCATATCCACTCCCTCCATCCTTGCTTGATTGAGATAGATACTGTTTAGAGCACCGTCTTGTCTAGCTGTATCTAATGAGGAGGTTTTGGTATTAACATTACCGCTGCCGTCATATGTAAACGTTGCAGTTGCGGATTGCACATACGAGAGAGCAGATTGAACTTGAATGTTTTCAACAAGAGGAAATATAGTGTTGTCTTTAAATAGAGATACACGGACCCAATTAACAAAATCGGAGGGTAAAACAAATCTTAAATCAGAATAAACTGTAAGCTGTAAAGATTTAATTTCTTTGAATGCATCATAATTTAGTTCTTGAACACCTCTTTTGGCGTGAAACAATATCTTATACCTTTCCTCGTTATTAATAAGAGAGTGGTTTCCATTGTACATTAACAAAAAGTTTGTAACTATATCTGCGAGACTTACATATTGATAAGAACCCCAATTTTCATTAGTGGGGTTTATGTTATCATTAGTGTAATATTTTTCCTGATTTATGTATGCCATAATTATTGTTCTTGATTTTGTGTCTGTTCTTCAACTTGTCCAAATTTAAATACGTCTCCCTCTCTGATTGATATACCTGCGTATTGTAATATTTTAGATACTAGATCATTCCCATCGTCTAATGGTAATTCAAAGTCTTGATAATCAGGTTGACTCTGATCGAATACTGGATCTCCATTTGATATAGTGGTAAAAGTCCACTTAGGGTCTTTTGGATACCTTATGTATTGTGCAACCACTTGCCCCATGTTAGATACTAATGATGGGCTTAAAGTTATACTATTACCTTCTTGCGTGTAAGCAGGATATGTAATGTTTGGCTGCGTAAGCATGGAATTGTTTAATAAAGTAATCTTACTATTATTTACTAGTTCTGCTTCAGCCGTTAAATTAGATTTTAAGTATATACTGTAATTTTTTCCTGTAGAAGTTATAGCTGTTGTGTTTACATTCAAAGTGTTTGCATCTACAAATCCTGTTATTAATGCTGTGGTAACTACATTGTTATTTAACACAATAGACACAACTCCTCCGACCATGCTTGCAGTAAAAGTAGCTGTTGCATCAATTAATTGATTTCCTGCACTAGCCGCAGCTGTTCCTGTATTTATACCACTTGCTGTAAGAGTATTGTATATTAAAACCTTGTTTATTAAATAATAATCTGTTCCTGTAGTTGCCTTCGTAGGCATTGTGTATACATTAGCAAGACCTGATGGTGAAACTGCTGTGGATGTTGTATATGTTTGTGCTAGAGTTGCTGTTTCAGAAAAAAAATCTATAACTTCTTCATAACCTTTTTTTATATCAGCATATCCAGTTCCCGATAATCTAGCATTTTCTTCATTAATCTGTTGATTATATTGAAAAAAATATTCATCAAATAAATCTAGTTGTGCTTGTTTAGCGAAAAGGTTAAAATCGTTAGGAGATAAGTATCCGTAATTATTTTTATTAATAATCGCTAAGACAGTATTTCTAACAGAATTTATCATTGTTATTCTTTTACACAAAGATAAGTAAAAAAAAAAGAGGTCAATTTTTCATGACCTCTTCTTAGATTTTCGACTGAAACGAGTTTTATGAAATCGTTGTTATCGCTTGACTTAAAGTTACGTCAATGGTTGCGTTAGTATAACCTTGACCCCAAACACTTACAAGAGCAGCTTCGATAGCCGTTTTGTCTGCGGCAGTCATATTTCCTGAACCTGCTAAAGTTATTTGCTTATCACGATAGTTCAAAACAATATTGTTTGTAACTAATCCAACGTATAATACATCGCCTCCAAAAACATAATTTCCAATTACTAAAAATTTATTCATAATTTCTAAGATTTAAAAGGTGAATGTAAAGGCGTTTACCGTTTGGCTCAAAGCCGGTATAACGTATAATACTTGAGTCCATTTCTCCTGTTGAGCACTTTTAATACCATCAAATACGATGTCTACGTCTGCTTGTACTAAGGCCGAGCCTGACGCAATTTTACTTTGAGAACCATCAATGTAATCGATTACAATATCATCTGAACTATCTAAATAGCAAGATGCTACATCTTTTACAGAGAACTGCTCTACTCCACCGCCAACGGTGATACTTGCATACTTGTTCATAATAAAAAAATTTATGTGTTAAAAAAACAAAGATACGTAAAATTAAAACGCACTATTTACATATTTTTCGCTAGAGCCGATAAATGCTTTAATGCTTCTAACCCTTCATCACTTTGAAAAAATGAAGATATTATATAAATAGGGTCCTCTTGATAAGGAACATTTAACATTTTCTTTTTATTAGAGGGTGTATTAAACCACACCTCCTTGTTATTATTCCTAAACTGTAAAATCTTTTTATCAAAAAATAATTGTATTTCAGCATTTAACTTTAATGCAGGATCTTTTAATAGTAATAAAAAATCTTTAGGTTGATTTTTTGCAAATACTAATATGTCTCTTCTAAGCTCTGCAGTAGTTACGGTTGTTACATCTTGCTGAAACAATACTCGACCAATGTTTTCCACTTGGTCTACAGTAAGTTGACGCGCTTCTATTAGTGCATCTACTTCTGCATTTAAGTCTTTTACAACTTGTGCAGCATCTTTAGCTTTGTCAACCTCCACATAAACCCGACCTTTACCAGGATGGTATTCTAAGAATTTTTGTAACACTTGGTTTTCTTTACGAACTGTTAAAAACCCATTTTCAAAAACTATAGGCTCTAATATTGCATTATCGTCTTGGTCTTCTTGAAATGGAGAGTTTTGGTTTCGTGCATAGCGCAACGCTTTATTTGTTCCAGTATCTTCATCAAACCACAATAGAGGAAATCTCTGTGTATGTCTTGATGCTAAAATTAAGGAAAGGGGCGCAGTCTCGCGCGTTAGCTTGTAGATTTTATCTACGTATTTAGTAGTAGTTTTCATTTGATTAGATTTAAATTTTATAAAAAAAGGGGATCCTAAGACCCCCCGAAAAAACACTTATTATCTACTCTTGGAAGATAAAGAAATTGTTAGCACCTAAAGTACAAACAGCTCTTTCTGACAAGAAGTTAACTTGCATGTTATCCACATCACTAGTTCTTGCACCACCAGCAGAACCAGTAATCCAAGTCTTGTAACGTCTGTCTTCTGTTTCAGAAGCTCTATATCTAACATGTAAGAAAGGTCTCTTAGCATTTTTACCAAGGATTTGGTCATAAACACTAGTTGATCCAGCAGGCACAAGCAGTCCGTTTACACGTCCTGATCCTGCTCCAGTTGGAAGTCCACCTCTCATAGTTGGGTCATTTAAGTATTTCCAGTCAGTCTTGTAGAAGTCATAACCTCTTCTGAATCC